CCGCGGTGGAACTCGCCCGCGCTGTCGAGAACTGTGACCCTTACGAGAAATGGCCCAAGAGTGGTCGGCTCGTGATCGTGGGAAGAGACCTCAGGCACTGCGCCAAGGTCATCTACCGCAAAATGTTCAAGCCAGGTGCATTCAAGATCATCCGGGATCTTGAGACCGGCGATTGGCGTACCTACGATCCGGTCAAGGACTTGGACCGAAAGAGGGAGTCCGAGGATGCTCCGCCGCTGATCCCTTACTCGTCCTATTCGCCGGCCGACATCGCCTGGGAGGATAAGCGGGAAGAGGTGCCGAGCACGATCTATCTGCGCAAGACCGGCTGGGAGTTGATGTTCTTCTCTGCTCTAGCGTCCCCTCCCCAGGGTATCGACGTGGATGGCGTTCTGTTCGACGAGGAAATCCCCAACTCGTTGTGGTTAAAAGAGATGAAGCCACGTCTCGTCGACCGTGGTGGGCGATTCCTGTGGTCGGCCACTCCCCAGGTAGGTTGCGGAGAATTGATCGACCTGTCCGAACAGGCATCGAAAGAGAAGGGTCTTCCAAACCCTCGCGTGGCCGAGCACTTCATGACCATCGACATGAATCCCTGGATAGGAGAGCAAGAGAAAGCCGACTTCAAGGCGGACTTCGCCAGCGACGAGGACGAATACTCTGTTCGAGTCGAGGGTCAGTTCGCCACGAGCGGCCTACGGGTTTACCCTGAGTTTGGAACTAGGGGTCCCCACAGGGTGAACAGCTTCCCGATCGGGGACGACTGGATGCGATCCCTGGCTATCGACCCTGGTCGACAGGTCGCCGCGTGCCTGTTCATCGCCACGCCGCCCGGCCATCTCCCCGATCACGTCCAGCCGGTTGTCTACGATGAGATCTATTTGAAGAAAGCGAATGCCCAGTTGTTCGCCAAGGAGATGCGGCGCAAGCTGGGGAACACTTGGGTCCGAAACTGGGTGATCGACAGCCACGAAGGGAACAAGCATGAGACTGGATCTGGTCTCACCATTGAGGAGCAGTACGCCACGGCTTTCCGGGGCGAGAACCTGGACGCCAACGGATTCGGAGGATTCCGGTGGGCCAACTCGGATGTGGCGGCCGGCATCCTCGCCGCCAAGACGAAACTGCACATCGAGAATGGCGTACCGGCCTGGCTGTTCATGGTGGAGAAGCTGCCGAACTTCTGCTACGAAATCAGCCGCTACGTGAACAAGCGGATCAGCAAGACGGGTATAGTCGTCGATGAGAACTCGCGGTCCAACGTCCACAATCACCTCATGGATTGCTTTGACGAGAAGACCGAGGTTCTCACTGATCGTGGCTGGCTTCTGTTCTCTGATGTTTCTTTGGATGATTTTTTGGCCACTGTCAATCTCGAAAGCGATCTCATCGAGTATCAGCAGCCAAGCGATCTGATCAGGAAGCATCATGATGGTCTAATGATTCGTTTCTCTGGGCACAAACTGGACGCGCTAGTTACTCCGAATCACCGGATGGTCGTTTATCCAGGCCAGAGCCGAACTAACCCCGTCGAGGTTAAGCTCGCCAAGGATCTTGATGTGTGGGATCGAATTAAACTCAATGCTAAGTGGAATGGCTATCACGGAATAATGGAGAGAGCGCCTTACGACATCGACCCCAAGGTGTTTTGCGAATTCCTCGGATGGTATGCAGCCGAAGGATCTCGTTATGAAAACTGGAATGAAAAGAGGGGCTCAACTGCATACCAGGTTTTTATCAGTCAGACCAAGGAATCTGGTAAATCCAGAATCAGAGAGATTCTTGACCAAACTCCATGGAACTGGGGCTATTCTAGCAATAGCTTTCAGGCATCATCTAAGGAGTTGTTCAAGCTTATGGGCGATCTTGGATGCGGCGATGGCCATTCTTCAAAAAGGGTCCCAGATCATATCAGACATCTCAGTCCAGAACTCATAGACTGCTTCCTGAATGGTTGCACTCAAGGAGACGGGTGGACTCAGGCAGGTCGCCGAACAATCTCTACGACAAGCAGAGAGCTTGCTGATGGTCTTCAGGAGCTTTTCATCAAGATTGGAAAGTCGGCGAGCGTAAGAAAGGTCCAGAGATCTAGCTGGAAGATCAAAGGCCGTTCAGGTAAATGCAAACTTCAGTATTGGGTGTCAGAATGGAACACTGACACTGGATTGCTCAGAGACTCTGAGAATCGTCCTAATTTTCACGAGGAACACTACAAGGGAGAAGTGTTCTGCGCGTCTGTTCCGAATGGGACGTTAATCGTTCGCCGCAATGGGAAGCCGATGATCGCTGGAAACTGCTTTCGCTACCTGGCCCTCATGAATCTGAAGTTTCAGCCGAACCCGCGGCAGGCGACCACGCACCAGTCGTGGACCACCAAGCGGATCCTCGAGAAAAAGAAGGCCAAAGCGAAAGCAAATGGATGGGGTGATTCAATCAGATTGGGGTAATTCATGCCAGTATTGACGCCGATCAATCCGTTCAATTCTCAGTCCGAGGCTCCGCCGACCCCTTGGAAGATGCCGCAACCGCTCACCCGGGTTGTAAGGTGGAGGCATCACGACAAAACCGGCGGCCGCTGGTACACTGCTCTAGTGGTCCAGCAGGACCGAGACTCGCTCAATCTGGTTGTGCTGCCAGTCGGTTACGGCGGGCTCCAGCAATTCCAGGAGGGCGTCAAGCACGTTGATGACCCCAGCCTCAAGGAGATGGTCGTCTTCAATCCTGGTGGGGTCTGGGAATTATCCGAGGTGGATGCTCTCGTGCACTCCCAGGCCGCGGAGATCAAGGACCTGATCTCTCGCGTCCAATTTCTGGAGAGCGAGAACGCAAAGGTATTCAAGAGGCCTGACTGATGCCCGGCGATTTCTACGGCCCGTCCGAGATTCACCCCGTCCTGAGCACTGTCACGTCCAACTGGCAGAGACAGCTTGAGCGGGGCAATCGCTACAAGCAAGAGACGTTTGGCCGTTACGCCAGGGAGTGCCAGAGCTTCTTTCTCGGTCCCAAGTCCTGGGACGAGATGATGGGCTCGCAGTACATGGGTCCAGGCGATCGCATGCCTGACCTTAGCTTCAAGATGCACGTCAACAAGGCATACGAATATGTCACAATATTCGGGCCGAATCTGTACTACAACAATCCTGTTCGATCCGTCAAACCTCGTGCTCCAGTGCAAGTGCCTGGACAGTTCTTCTCCGACCCGATGCAGTTTCAGCAGCTTGCTTTACAAGAGCAGCAACGAGTGGCTTTCGATGGAATACGCGCGATTCTGCTGGAAGCCTACCTGAACCAGACGCCCAGCCGATACCACCTCGACATCGAGTCACGGCAAGCCATAGACGAGGCTCTGGTCAAGGGATGCGGATTGCTCTGGACCGAACTGGTGGAGCCGCCATCTGGCGCGTACCGTGCGGTGACCAGCCGCTTTGACTCGATCGACCACTTGCTGATAGATCCTGACGCCAGGAGCTTCAAGGATGCCAAATGGATCAGCCGGCGATGCGTTCAGCCTACGTGGCAAGTCGAGCGAGACTACGGACTTAGGCCTGGAAGCCTCAAAGGTAATCTGGAATCCATGGCGATCCAGGCGGATCTTACGGTCGATCCGGATATGTCGGATCGCCGTGCTCGCGGCATTACAGGGGATCTCGTTGTATTCCACCAGATCTGGTCCAAGATGGGCATGGGTCGGACGGTCGGTTCCAACTACAACATGCGAAAGCCTCTCGACGAAATCTTCGGGGACTTCGTCTACCTTGTCGTCTGTAACAGCGCCCGTTTCCCGTTGAACCTTCCGCCCGACCTGGTGAATGACGACGACCGCACCGAGGATATGCTCCGGGCAGCCCAGTGGCCCATCCCTTTCTACGAGATAGGAGAGGAATCCAATGGAGGATGGCCCTGTACCCCTATCGATTGGCATAAGGTACCTGACAGCCCTTGGCCTTTTGCACCGCTGCTCGCTGCTCGAGGGGAAATGCGATTCCTCAATTGGGTCTATTCTTTTATGGCATGCCATCTGCGAAATGCGAGTCGCGACTTCGTTGCTGTCCAGAAGTCTCTCCCCGAGGAAGTCAAGTCCGCTATCATCGAGGGACGAGACCTGACGCTGATCGAGCTTGAGCACGACCACGGAGCTATCTCTGACTGCATCCAGTTTCTTCAGCACCCCGAGGTCAACGGTGACATTTGGATGTACCTTGACGCTGTAAACAAGGCGTTCG